CTATTTAAACGTGCCATAAGGCACAACATTGCGCCGATTTGACTCCTCGCCTGCTGCTACATAGTGACGTACACCGCTACGGCTAATATACGATACCCAAATGTATCCATCGGCAATATAGACCGAATCATAGTTAAATTGCTCGCCATAAGTGTAAGTAGCCACAATTTTACCATCTAGGCCAGGCTTGTCTCGGACATTGAGCAAAGATACTTTAACGGTCATTGTCCCCTGCTCGTCTTTGACCTTACCAAGATTGCCACTGCTTGCCTGTGTTGCCACTGCAGTAGAGTCGCTGTAAGGTGGATAAAACCAGCCAACAAGATTGCTGATTTGCTGACTAGAATACTGAGCAGGACCACCGACAGACAGATTACCAACTAGGTTCTGCTCAATAGTTTGGACAGTATTGCCACTGACTCCGATAATCAGACCAGTATGCCCATAGTTGACACCATCACTGGCCCAGTAATTCTTGACAAAGATAGCCCCTGGACGTGGACGTTCTGAGGTAGGCATGTAATGCACCTCAAAGTCGTGTTGTTTGGCTGACTTTATCAAATCAATGGCATTGCCCCACAAAGGCTTGCCGAAGAATTTTCCGCAAATCCAGTTAGGTAGGTCTACACACTGCTTACCGTACCAACCATCATAGTCTACGCCTTGACCACGGTTGGCAAGGTCTTTGGCAAAATTAACTACTTCATTTACTGTTGTCATTTAATACCTCCAAAAATGGTAAAAGCAAAAATGCAATCGGCGCCAATATAATCAACGTCGATACACAAAAAATAATTTTAAGAGCCTTCATCGATCCACCTTCGGCTCATAATAGTGTAGTGCTTGCTCGCTATCGGCAATTCCATTTGTCGTCGGGTCGTTGATGACCCCGACCACGGTCAAGATAGACATGATTGTACCAAAAGTGGTCTCCCAATCTTTCGGCACCCAGTTAAAACCTAGTTGTTGTGCCAATAGTACTATCAACGGTATCAATGTCCACCAAAATGTCTTATTGCGTAAGCGTACACCCCAGTTAATTTTCATAAATGTTACCCCTCTTTCATAATGACACGTTTTAGCTCTCGAATATCTTCTCCCATACTTTTGACCTGCTCCGCAAGGACCAAGATTGCCTTGTTTTGCTCATCGTGACTATCTAGCCGACGATTAGCACTTTCCTTGAATTCTTTGAGATTTTCAATATCCTTCTCTAATACAGTAATACGATTCTCTTGCTTTGTAATTTTGGCTGAGAAATTGGTCCACAATCCAACGACTGTAGACACAAATCCAACCAACGCATATACATGTTCTGGTTTAATATGCATAGGCTACTCTTCCTTCGGCTCAAGTTCAGCCAAGATAGCATCTTCTACCTCGTAGCGTTTCTCACGAAACTCAGCTTCTTGCTTGCGCATCTCTTTGCGGTTAGCTGCATAGAGTTCTTGATTGTACACAGTTTCGAAAATCTTCGATACGCCTTTATTATCGATATTGACTGTATAAGTTTTGACAATCTCATCACCGATTTTTAAGTTTCCGATTAGTTGAGTAGTTTTTATAGTTTCAAGTGTCATGATTATTCTCCTTCAATGATTTCCGCTGGTTTAGTAGCTTCGTCCAGTTGCTGTGTGAGTTCCTTAATTTCTGTCTGCAGACTAGCGATAGTCTGCTGTGCCTCAGTTAGTTGCACAGCCAGCAAGTTCTTCGTCGTCATTTCCTCTGACAGTTTTGTCACGAGGTCGTTATTGGTCAAGCGTAGCGCTTGATTGATTTGTTCTTGGTTCATAATTTCTCCTATAAATTTAATTCAAATTTCCAGTTGTCCCGTCTAGCTTTTATGTGTGTACGAAGCGCTTCGTTAAACTCAAAGTTGTTGTAAATAATGTGATTCCATATGTCCCATAACGCTGCCACCGCTGTATCCAATCGGACAGGCTTCGAATTTTTATCTGGAGCCACAAAGTGCTTAGACCAAATTTCGGACTCTGCGTTCATGTTAGCAAGGACTATACGTTGAGTAACGGAATTGATATTCCAGCCGACATCGCCTTGTGCGTGTCTTAATAGCGTGCTATCTCCATAAATCCTTACATTGTCTTCTGTGTTTATGTTGTTTGTGTTCTCTACAACAACCCCTGCAAACGTTGCCGAATTAAATACTTCTCCTCCGTTACGATTGCTCCCGATGATTGTTCGCGAGTAATTCCCTTCGGTTTCAAATTTTATAAATTGAGTAGGGTGTCCAGTATAGATACGTCTTATTGCAGCTACATTTGTGTAAAAGTTAATTTTGCTTTCGTCGAAATTGACATCCATACCACCGTTGAGGGCTTTAGCAATACCGCCAGCAATCTGCTTAGCTGACACAGCCACTGCTTGCACACTTGTGATAAATGCATCCTTAGCAAACAATTTCTTCAAATAGGCTTGGTTTGCGGTTAGACCGTTGAAAAAGGCTTCATCGAATGCAATTTTCGACCCGTCAATAGCACCTACTCTAATTCGGGCCGCGTCCAAGTAACCAGTTGTAATCTTACCAGCATCTAAGCCGGCAATCATAGCTGATGTGATGACTGCATTATCTATAAGCGTATTTCCATCCAACCACAAATTTTTGCCTTTAAAGCGAATACCGTCCTCACTGGCGTTGATAGCGGTCTTCAAACCCTCTGGACCTGAAATCTTCACTGCCCAAGAGTTTTTTAGCTGACCAACCTGGGTTTTTAGTCCGTTAGTACCAGACACCTCTTGGACCAAACCGGCAGCCGTCTGAGCGACCTTGCTGACGTTGTCTAAAATGCTACCTGTCTCACCAACAGCCCCGATGGTCCGAGTGTGGCTCTTGACGGTGTCGGTAACGTTGTGTAGGGCTGTGACGGTAGCTAGCTCACTATAGGCAGGCTCCCAACGACTGAGCGGGATGTTGCCTTTGACTAAGGTTGCAAAACTAGCATTTGATTGCGTAGTATCAGCCCAGCCACCATTTTGGTCTTTTACATTGCTACCAAAACGATAAACAAGTAATTTAGGAGGTCGATTGTCGAAAACTTGTAATTGCTCCACTGTCATCTGACTTCGCTTTTTCACAGTAAAAGTAGCGACCCAACTGTCAATGTTAGGGTCATACCTAAGTCGCGAAGCACTTTCTTGCAATGCCGTTGTTCCGTTTGGTGATATCAATTGCAAGGTACTGCTGTTATAGTAAACCATCGGCACATAGTTTGCTGAAGCTCCACTTCCGCGCCACCAATGGATGACAAAAGTATAAGTTTTGCCTTCTTCCAGCGGTTCTGCGAGTTGATACTCTTTCGCGAGGTAGCTTGTACTGGACCACGGACGATTGCCTTCCAAAATGAGATTTCCCGACATCTCCGTCGGTATCTTGCTTTCAACTTGGCTCAACTCAGTCCGAATTTCCCCAGCCACCATATCGACCTTTGTACTAGCCGTATTGATTTTTCTGTCAATCGTTTGAGTACTTGAGGTCAATTCTTCCAACTTCCGGTCGACTGTATTTCGATAAGTCGCTAGATTTTGCTTGGCAGTATCAGCAGTGATTTTAATCTCATTGAGCTTTAGCGTTGTTCCGCGGACATTTTCGTCGTATATAGATTTAGCCACATAGTTGTTAGCGATAGCCGTCCGTTCAGCCGTTATCTGCCTTGCCGTTTCGTCTCGACTAGCTGTAAAATACTGACTAGCTCGCGTACTTTCGCCATTCTTGTAAGTTTCTAGACTTTCCAATCTTGTCTTGATTGCATCAGTCGTCTGTTGAGCGTAGCTCTTAGCTTCAACAGCCTTGCCATCTGCCAGTTGGATTTGACGGGATAACTCAGCGCTAGATTCCTCGGCGGTCCGCTTGTAGATTGCGATTTCCGAGTGGATATCTTCAGGAGCGGGGGTCCAGTCAGTCGCAACTGTACCAGTTTCCAATTGGTAGCCTGCTACACTAAAACCGCCCGTATCCGAAGCTATAATAGCAAATCGAGGTTTTAATATACCTGACCGAGTAACTTTAAAAGTGATTGTAAACCGCTGAAAGTTGTTCCCGACATCTCGAATTAAAGTCTCGCGAGGGACATTTGCAGCCGCAAACCATGTTTCATGCTCATCATACAGATAAAAATAAACGGTTCCTGCGTTTTCTTTCTTGATATAGGCACTAAAGGTATAGGTGTCCCCTGATTGTACAGAAATATTGGCTATCGGTGATCCTTTCATGCCACCGACCCAAGTCAGGATACCAGCGCCTTTATAAAGTGACTCCTCTAATCGCCACGTATCAGACTTCTCCCAGTGTGTACCAGAGAAAGCTGCAGTACCTGGAATCAAATTCCGCCCACCGACCCGCAAATTCTCAAACCGCTCCGTCACACCGTCAATCCCGCTCTGCAAGTCAGCAGTCCGACGATTGATACTCTCAATCTGCCCTGTCTGAGTATTGACAGTCTGCGTCAGAGCTTCGTATTGCGTCCTCGTCTGGCTCAGAGTGTCTTCTACGGTCTTGGTTCGACTTGTGACACTAGCGATGTCTCCAGTAGCTTTAGAGACGGTTTTAGACAATTCTGCGACTGTTGACCTCGTACCATCTGCCAGAGTTTCGACAGTTGATACTCGATTGGTCAAAGCCGTTTGTGCTTGGGCTTGTGCCAAAATCTTGCTAGCTTGCAAGTTAAGGTCATTTCGTAAAGCTGTAGCACTCGCTTGACTATCTCTAGCCTTTTGGTCAGCACTAGCGATCGCTGACTGTAGCTCGGTCTTGGTTGTATTGAACGCCTGGTTAACCGTCGTAACCTGCGCTCTCGCATCTGCAATAGCCTCTGTCTTGACTTGGTTAGCTCTAGCGATTGCACTAGCCGCATCCGACTTGGCTTGGTTGGCAAGCGATTCGACAGATTGAGTCTTGGACAAGATGTCTGCGACCTGCCTGTCGTGTTCCTGTGCCTGTGCTTGCATGGATTGGTTGACTGCATCGATTTCCGCATCAATATTCTGTTTAATAGTGTCTGCATACGCTTCTGCTTCCGCTTTTGACTGCTCGATGCCGTCGTTGATTTCAGATTTGACTTTATTAATTTTTTCGTCAAATTCCTTATCCTTATATTCCAGTTGCTGTTGAACCTCTGCTTCGATCTCAGTAGACATTTGCTCAATGCGCTTGCCTAGAAATCCCTTATAAGCATACTGAGTATCATTCCCTGCTTTGCTATCTGCACTAATCTTGGATTTTAGACCGCCCTTGAAATTAAAAGATTGACTCAGTACAGGGACTTTAAAAGTCTCGTTTTTGTTTGTTTTTAACGTAACCCATTGTCCGACATCTAATTTTAGGTGTCCTTGCCAATCAAGCGAGTATGGGTAATACCTTATGTTTTTTAAATCATAATACAAATCATCTAAGATGTTCTGTATCATAAAGTTGTTTTCGAGCTCTAAAGAGCGACCGGTTCGCAAGCCGACCGTTAACGTCTCTTTGTCTTTCTTGCAAGTTATGCCTGCAATCTGGTACATAAGTTCGCTTTTAGTTAGACCGTGCAAAAAGTAATTATCAGCAGTAATTGTGATATTTGATTCAATCAACCCACGAATTTCCAATTTACCTTTTCTGTTAAAAAAAGCAGAAAAGCCAAGCAACTGAATCGCTTGACTTAACACTTCTCTAAAAGTAATGTCCTTTTTATCCGCTTTTGATTGGATATGATGCTGAATCGCTCGGAAACCTAAATCATCTGTTTCTAACTCTACTCCTGTCTTTACAAAAATTTCGCGAATGACATCTCTAATCTGTGCCGGGTAAGTCAGGTCAGAAATATAAGGTTGATTGAGCTTGAACATCCCATCCATCAGATCTAATTCTGTGGTATTCCTGTTGCGGTTGATGTTAATATCGTTGACAAAATACTCACCCATTGCAACCCACTCGAAGGAATCGCCAACTTTTAGTCCTATCTCTGGATAAACTTTATCCAATTTGTTAAAGCTAGTGATGATAGATGTAAAGGTCAATTTAGCCGAACCGGCAACTGTTCCGCCAGGTTTGAAAGTATCGCCGCTGATATATCCATAATTAAAACTAGCTTCTTTGATGTCGCTAGAAGTATAGGTGCCTGCACGAATAGCAAACACCCTATCTTTAGCTAACATAGCTTGGTTAAATGTTACCGTGTGAACCACCTTACCTCTCTATTAAACTAAATTTTAAACCGCTCCAGGGTTTGAGCTTTTCATCAAATGAATATGCTGGTGCTGTTCTGTCACCGACATAGAATGTTTTAGAGGTCTGCCCTAAGATAGGGTCCGGATAGGATACTTCAAAGAAAACAGGCTGAACAGCATTCTGTATCTGAGCCATCTCAGCCTGTGTCAACATCCCCCAATCACATTCCAATTTGCGCTTGGTTGTAATCCTATCCCTGACCATGTCGCCGTTAGCGTTTCGCCCGGTTTCTCCATCCACATCATTGACTGAAACTTGAAAAGATTTAGGAGGTACAACTGTAACTCCATTGATGATCAATTGACTCATTTTTCCCTCCTAAACATTTAATAACAGCTCGCCAGCTTGCTCTTGCGCTTTGTTAATCTCATCAATCGCAAAGCGTCCAAACTCTCTACTGCCAATCATGATAACGATGTCACCACTTGGCAATCCAGACGATTGTGGTAAGCTGCCACCTAAAGCATTAACAACTGCACCGCCGACAACTCGTCCCATTGTTTGTAGGAATCCTGTATTTTCCAACGGCATAACTACCTCTTTACCAGCCTCCCCAATCATGGCTACGGTAGGGCTGTCCACAATACCACCACGGGCAAGACGAGGAAGGTTGACGTAGCCAATGCTACCTAGGCTAACGCCTGGAATGTTATTGATTAAACCAATAACACCGTTAATCATACCGATAAAGCCATTTACAGCGTTCTCAATAGTGGCAAACACGCCATTCATCGCATAACGAAATGCACCAGAAACAGCAGTTGCTACAGCGCCACCAATGTTGCTGAACCAACTTACAATATTATCGTAGATGCCACGGAAGAATCCTACAACGTTGCTGAAAGCATTTGTAATACCATTCCATGCCTCAGAAAACTTCTGTCCAAACCATCTACCTACGTTGGAAAATATATTCTCAACATCTTTCCAGCGGTCTCCGAACCATTTACCTAAACCTTGGAAAACTTGCACAATCACATTCCAAGCTTCTGTAAATCGTTGGCTAAACCATTGACCAACACCAGAAAACACATCTTGTACACCCTTCCATAAATCTGAAAAGAATTTTCCGATGTTTTGGCAGACTTGCCCGATGAATTCGACGACAGCACCCCAGATTTCTGAACATGCTGCGCTAATAGTATCCCAATTGGTCACAAGTAAATAACCAATAGCAATCAATGCGGTAATCGCTGCGATGACAATAGTAATTGGAGATGTTAATACAGCTAAAGCTGCATTTAACAACCAAGTCGCCGCTGTCATTGCAGTTGTAACAGCAATGTCTGCCACCTTTGCAGCCGTTGAAATTCCCCAAGCAATTGCTTCTTGCCCTTTTTGAGCGATAAGCGCCGCTGTATTAACAACAAAGTCTTTGGCATACATGAGGTTAAGCGCAATGGATTCGGCTATGTCTTTCGCTTTAGCGATTGTTGCACCTTCGATTGCTGTTTTTACTCCATTAAAAGCAGTTTTGACATTTTCAAATACTGTAGGTATACCACCAGCTTGTTGAAGAACAGACATGAATTCAATTGTCTTCCATAGCGCTATAAATGAAGCCAATGGTTGAAGGTTTTCTGAAATACCTTTTGAAACTCCGATAATAAAAGGACTAACATAGTTATCGTAAACGTCTATAATTGTTTTTCCAAAATCATCTATCGCCTCAGATATTGCTTCAAATATCGGCGCTATGTTCTCTAGAGTTTGTTTCAAAAATTCAGCAAGCTCCGGAGCGTTTTCTGTGATAATAATTTCCAAACCCTTCATCAAATCTCGGCCTATTCTGCTACCTAATTCAATAACAGTTGCACCAAGACTGATAATTGCAGAAACAATAGCACTACCAATGCGAACCGCGCCCGTTGAAGTAATGACATCATAGAAAGCGCTAGATAAGGCCTGAGCGATATTTCCAGCAGACTGGCCAATTTCACCTAGATTTGTAAACAAGGATGCCAGGGCTATGATAATACGTTCTTTTTGCCGTTCTAAGCCATTAGCGATACTTTCAGCAATGAACACACCTATCCCCAATGCAACGGTAGCCAAGGAACCAGCAAATTGACCAAGAGCGTAAGCCCATTTGTCTAGCATGGTATCAAATGCACTTGTAACTCTGCTATCGGTAAAGATGTCCGATAGAGTCTTCTTGACACGATCTAGAGCATTTAATAGACGCTCTACACCTTCTGCGCGGAAGGAAGCCTTAAAACCTTTGCCAAAAAGGTCCCCTAATTCTTTTAATTTAGGAAGCCACCCATCAAAAATACTTTTGAATTGTGTGTCCATGTCTTCAAGAGCGATTTCTGGCAAGATGTCAGCTCCGCTTCCAGAGCCTCCACCTTTTCCGCCCTTTCCTCCTCCAGAACCATTGCCGGCTCCATCCGAGTCATCTTTGTTCAAGTTCAGGGTAGTGATTTCATCGAATCCTGCTAATCCAAGCAGCTCTTTTGCCGCCTTCTTGGCTGATTTGGCGGCATCATCTAGATTATCAGCAGTGCCACCAGATGCGTCATCTACACCGTCCATGGCATCGCCTAGACCACCTACTGCATCATTTGCATTTTGCGCGCCCTGAGCAAGGTTTCCAACTGCGCTATTCTTCACGTTGGCTTTTTTGTTAAACATCAATCCGATAAACTCAGCAAGTTTAGCAGTGACGTTCTTCAACACCATGGCGAGTGAATTTAGCACAGGCATCATAGCATTGATAATCGGCAACATAGCATTGCCAATGTTTAATGCTGCATCGCTCAATAACGATTTAAACAAGCTGATTCGCCCATTCACAGACTGTTGCAAGGTATCGCCGTACTTGGCTGTCGCTTGCTCCAAAATCGCCATTAAGCGAATTTGTTGCTGGGTGTTGTAGTCTAATTGTTGCCAAGATTGCCCATTCGCAAAACGTTTGAATGCGTTGGTTGATTCAATCATAGCAACATTGACATTTATTCCAAGGTCTTCTCAATAATGTTATCGCATGGCTTTTTATCCATACTTCTTACAATTTCTTGTAAGTTCGGCATATATTTTCACCTACAACCGAATTGTTTAGGTGCTTACCACTCGTGGGGATATTTTATTCTGTACTTTTTGACAAAACAAAAAGCACAGGTTCAATCCCTATGCTCTACGGTGACTAAGCCTTTTTAATTGCTTAGTTTACCTCGGTATCGTCATGTTTTAATTCTTTAAAAGTGTACCCTTTATAATGCTTCTTTTCACCATTCAAAACTTTGTCAATAAAAGACCTAGCTGGAAAAATATCTTTTGAAGCATCACTCTTTGATGAGTACTCCCTCGTTTCTCCAGTTTCAAGATGAATAGCTACGATAGGAATTTTAGGCTTGCCACCATCATACTTCCCTTTATTAGCTTCACTGATTTTTCGTTTTGTTTCTTCAGAGTGCTTTTTACCAAAAAATGAGTTTTTAGAACCTATTCTTTTTTTGGCGATATCGCTCATTTTCTTTCTAAAATCATCATCTCTTTTTTTACCTGTATTTGATATTGACCGTTTTTTAATGGCTGTTGGGTTATTAAAATATTTTGCGTGAGTCTTATATCTCGTTTTTGCTTTAGCACTTAGTTTCTCTTTGGTGCTTTCGGCAAGTTGTTTATCCCTAACTCCACCGCTTTCAATATTATACGCATTGTCAGATAATGATATCCAATAACTTTCTCTTTCATCTAATATGTTATCAGATACTTCTTCTAAAATAGAAAATTGAAACTCTGTTTCTCCAAACAAATTAAAATCATCTTGCATTTCTTCTGAATAATGCTGGTTGTGACGAAGTTTATATTTGTGGTCATCGAATCGTCTTTTTATATTCTTAGATTGACCAAAATAACATCGTCCTGTTTTGGTACATTTAATTTCGTATATAATGCCCATAATATTACCTCTTTTTGCTAAGTATATTATATCACATTTATACCGAAGTTGTAAATTAAAATTTAGAGTTCTACCGATTTTGGTAAGTTCTTAAGCTACGCATTTCTGCGTAGTGCGACAAAAGCCTATCGCTTCGGTATTCCCCAACAAGCCCGATCGGATACGTTCCATAACATCTGTCATGGTCCGTCCGCTACCTTGTGCTATAACAGCAGATGTTTGCAACATCTTACCTGTGTAGGCACTTAGTTTGTTGGAATCCTTGATGAAGTTGGAAAATAAGTTGGAATAGACCGCTCCATACTTAGTAGCCTCACCGACGCTCATGTTCATAGCGTTGGCGTTGTTATCAATCCATTTTAAAAATGCTTGGGAACTTTCGCCCATCTGTCGTTTGATTTGATTGACCGAAGCACTGACTTCAAGAGCCATCTGGGTAGAATACATACCAAGGTCTAACATTTTCTTGCCTAGATAAGCTAACGCGGTAATCTTAGCAAGTTTGCCCAAAGCAGTCGCCATGCCACCAGCTTGTTGACCTACACGCTCTCTAAGGCCTTTTGTCTTGTTTTCAATTTTGTTTTGAGTCTGCTTCATCTGAGATTCCAATTGCTTCATCTTTTTTTGAAATGGAGCAATTTCGCCTTCGACAATAACTCTCAACTCTTCTAACGTAACAGCCATAGTTCCCCTCCTTCCCATGTTATCTCATTCGGAAGTTTTGAATCTTCCTCTCATTCTTTCAGCAAAAGCCCTCATCTGCTCTTGATGAATTTTCAAATCACGCTCAATACGAGCTTGTTCAATCTGCGCCCTATCCTCTTCGAACAAAGTAGGGTAGAACTCCCAAATGTCCGGCGCTTCACCTTTTTCCTGAAACATCAGAGAAACAAAGCGAGCTATCATCTGTGATTGAATAAAATGATGAGAAGCTATTTCCTTCTGCTTTTGGAATTGTTGCCTATTGTAACTCTCAACCAACTCTTTCAATTCCAGCAAAGTATATTCCCAAAAAGAAAACGGGTCTATCCCTGCATCTAATGCTGTTGGATAAAACCCGTTAATCAATTCTGTAACCGAACAAGGACCAGAACCTACTCGACTGCTGTCAGCGTTGATTCCTTCTCTTCCTTGTCCTTCGGAATAAAACCCGATACTTCAAACAAAGGCGTGATGATGTCTGCCATCAATTCTGTTTGTCCATAGCCCTCGTCTACATATTCATCGAATAAGTCATAGACATCATCTAGCTTGATACCGTGATGAAACTTCTGCAAAGCACCTTGAACAATCAGCAACATAACTTTAAGGGCTGGCAGATTGAACTGTTCGCCTGGTTTTGGCATAAAAATCTTGAGCAAGTTAACACCCAATTTTTCTTCAACATCACACACTTGACGAGTGCTGAGACGCAATTTATAGTCTGTTCCCTTGACGGTCCAAGTGATATATGGTTTACGTGTTGACATTTATACCTCCTTAAAGTGCTACTGGGTCAGTGAATTCCAAATCTGACTGCAAAGCCAGTTTTAATGTAAATTCGATAGCAGAGTTGACACCGCCACCGCCTAATTTGACAGCTACCTGAGCAGAAAATTGCACTTTCGTACCATCTGGATACTCTTGCTCAAAGTGACGAATAGCCTTAGCATCTGCCAACTTGCGCAAAGTACGGTAGCTAGAAGTCGTTTTGGAATTCTCGTACTTGAATTTATATTCCAATTCACCAGCGTCACCAATACCAAATTCATACTGCTTAATGGTATCCGCAAGGGTCGTGTTTTCAACTTTCTCAGGGTCAATACCAAGTTCTGGAACTTCTTTCAAGCCCTCAATAACTACATAGCCAGACCCTTTTGTCTCGCTCATTTTTAATTTTATTCCGTTTGCTAACATGTTTTATCCTTCCATTCTGTATTGGTAAACGATTCGGGAGTTTAAGTCTAAAATCCCTTCAAATCGCATGACTTTGTGTCGTAAGTGCGTTGGGTCGGGTGTATCCACACTAGATGTACGTTTTAGTCCGAGAGATGCGAAAATCGCATCAATCTCTACAGCTAAGTCTGATGTACTATCATTGTGGAAAATATCGACCTTGTAACGCAAATAGGACATCTGTTCTGTATCATCTGTAATCTCGTGAGGCTTGTTTTCCTCTTCTAAGTAGATGATAACCGGGAAATTCTCCCAATCTTGCGGATATGTATCTGTCACATTATCCGCAACCTCTTTCAATTTCTTGTAAATGATATGCTTAATATTTATCATTTGCTGACCTCTTCAATTAACTTACGTTTGACAAATCTATTGATGTTCTTCGTGACTCGCTCTTCATTATCCTTGAGGGCCGGATAAAGATAAGGCTGGGCGACTTGACCAAACATCTTATAAAACTCACCGAGCTTTTGAAACCGATAAGGACCGACATCAATCTGGGACTCATGGACATACCAAGGTGTACTGCGATAAGACGCGTTGACATTTGGCGAAATACCTGCGTGGTTTGCAGCACCTTTGGGACCTGTACCGAATTCAACAAATCCACCATGGTCTGATGTACTAACCACTTCAGCTCTCGGATTCCCAGACTTTGACATCCGAACCTTAATACCTATTCGCAAATCACCATTGTTGGCAGGAGCGCGCAATTTAGCATCTGCTTGGACAACGTTCTTGGCAGCGTTGTGTACAGCTTTCGCCATGATTTCGGTCTGTCGTTGACTAGACAATCGTTTGAGCTTTGAGATTAATCTATCAGCACCTATCAATTGCGACATTGTTCCAACTCCAAGACTTGATGATTTGTATATCGCTTAATAGAAATAACTTTATGGGTTGCTTTATCGCTATTGATACAAAAGCCATCACCTTCATCTATAAGAGTCTCACGGTCTACCAAGCAATTCAAAATATAGGCCAACCTCTGACCGTATATCTCAGCTTGTAAACGACCACTAGCAGGCCATATCTCAGCCAGTATCTCAGTAGCAACATCGCTATAAGTAGCTTTCTTGATACCCTCATCACTCGTCACTATGACAGCCTTACGGATCAGATACGGCTTCAGTCGATTTCGCTTCAAACGCACGACCTGCCACCCTTGCGAGTCTATGACTTCGGATACCATTCAAAATAGTATCTGATAGCCCGTCTTTATAAGACACAGACACGCCCCCTTCACTTCGTGATGTTTCGCCTTCGCTACCTTGACGGTTGTACAACTCGAGCGCTACTTCCAATTGCATTCCTTCAAGTGCTGGTGACAATTGGCTACGGTTAGTTTCAGCCAAAATGATATTTTTAGCCCTCAAAAGCAAAGACGAGAGGACTTTTGAGTCACTCTCGCCTGTCAAAGTTTTTAATTTTTCTAGCATATCCGCCCCCTATTTCGCAGGAGCTTCTGCTCCTTTGTTCTTGATTTCTTCGATGTATTCAGACAAATTCACATCTTGCAATTCAGCATTCTTCTTCATCCGCTCATGACGTTCCCTGGTTAGTTCGATGATATCGTTAACACGATGAACAAAACCAAGCTCATCATCTGTAAACTCTTTTAATACCTTAAAGCGCATTTAGAGCCTCCATCAATTCATCTTTGGTCATTGTGGAATAACCTTCAACGTGTTTTTCTTTAGCCAAGGCTTTCAGCTCCTTGGTTGTCAAGTCGGCTAGATTTGTGTTTTGTTTATCCTCCGAATGACGGCGCAATAACATCCCCATTACGAATTCCCTCCAAATTTCACGACTTTAGTATCGTCGTACAGATAAACACCGTAGTACTCATCTCCTGAATAAACTGTTGTTTTCTTCAAGATGTCGCGGTCGCTTTCGATTTGCACGTTTCGCTTAAGGTTGATTACAAAAGCTCCATATTTTGCATCATCGTCCATATCCGTTTGGAGAGGAGATACTTTAACAAGGAAGCCTTTCCCTTCTTCAACCTTATTAGTGCGAACAATTTGCACCCCTGAAACTTCGCCAAAAGTACCTGAAACAACGACATCTGCCCCAATTTCAGAACCTTTCAACCAAGTTTTGCCTGCATCTGCACGCAACTTGATTGCATCTTTAGGGTTGACAAGAGCAACATAGCGACAATCCTCTTCGTCTGAAAAAATTGTCAACGCTTTGTCGATAGAATCTACTGTTGTAGGAGCTTCTGCAATGTATTGTGTTGCTGTTTTTGCGACTGCAACCAAGTCGTTGTCTACCTTGTTTGCGATTGCAAGAGCGATTTGGTTTGCACCTTCGCTGTACACATCGCCATGGCCTACCAAAGCAGCTTTATCGGTAATCTCAATAGCTTTACCAGCTTGTTTGATGGTCATTGTGGTTTTATCCGTTCCAAGTTGGTCGATTGGAATAGCCTGACCCTCTGTGATTTCGGTAGCATCGCCAGAATACGTCCATTTAGGTACTGTCAAAGTATCCCCTGGAACACCCACCAATGCTGTTTCTACATATGCAAGCGGTGTAAATTTAATAAGTTTAGGCAGTTTGTACGATACCATGTCCGCCATAACTTCGGGATTAATCATCTGTGTTGTTGTTGTCATTCCTGTTGCCATATTTTATTATCCTCGTAACTTTCTATATAATTCTGGGTCACGTTCAAATAGCTCATTTCGACTTCGAACACCCATGCGATTGAATTGTTCTTTGGTGATTTCGCCAGATTCCACTGGCGCTTTCTTCATCGGCGCGATTCCTTTTGTCTTGTCAGCAACACCTTTCAATACTGCTGCTTCCCAAGTCTTTTGGATGGCATCGATTGAATCGCGTACACTGTCAGCATCAGCGAGATTAACCACGTCTGCTAACTCAATTGGTAAGCCACGTTCGCTTAAAATCGTCTTAGCTTCTGCAGTTAGCTCTCTGCGTGTGATTTCTGCTTCACGGTCAGCAAGGTCCTGTTCACGCTTGTCAAGCTGATATTTCTGCTTGTCTTCGGCGTTCATCTTGGCTAATTTCTTAGCTTCTGATTCAGCTTTTTCCTGTTCTGCCTTCCACTTAGCGAATTTCTTGTCAATGATGGCATCGACATCAGCATCAGTGTACTTCTTTTCGTCTTTCGGGTCTGTTGTGACTTGTTCAGGTTCAGCTGCTACCTGTTTGTCATCTTCGACCGCTTCGACTGTTCTTGTTTCTTCGTTCATTGCGAACCTCCTATTTTTTTACAGACTATCCCTAGTCTTTATTCCATAGCTTTTACCGTCATCAATGCTTGGACATAAAGAAAACCGCATCGAATTCGACACGGTTTTAAGTAGTTTTAAGTAGTTTTAAGTAGTCTTTCCTACCAGTCAAGAAATTATATATAGTGACAAACAGAACATGAGCCACCATCATTCCGAGAATGACAGTAACAGCATCTGGAATAGCTTACAGAACCTCCACCAATCTTTGCATATGCTACAAATTCATTTTGCGGGCTGTGCTTCACATCGTTTGAAATGCCACTGATATCTCCCAATCCGACCCTGAATTCCATATCTACTCCTATTTCCGACCAAACCAAGACTTCTTGGACAGCTTGTCAGCTACTTTCTTTTCAAGATAATCAAATCTCGAATTCGTAGCCTGTGCATTGCGTTCGACGGTTGAACGTAGCTCGGCAATTTCATTTGCCTGCTTGGCGTTTTCATCAAGTATATTTTTAATGATGTTCAATGCAATATCAACAGCTTCTTTAGTTCCCTGAACTTGTTCAATCAGTTCACGTTTCTTCTTGATTCGCTTATTCATAGCGACCTCCTTTCCAGAAATTATAATCTTTTAGTGACCTTACCACACTTTTTTGCAATAATAAAAATCAATCTTATAATGCCCTAAATCTTTGAACCAAAAATCATGAACACATAAGAAAGTCTTGACGAACCATTTTTTTATTTTACTTAGTTGGTACATACTCCCCCCTATTTTCTGCAACAAAAAAGCACTCGATATCTCGAATGCTTATTTAAATAATTGGTCTGCCTTCTGCAAATGCTATTTTTGCTTCAGCTAACGTCATTCTATTCGGACCGCCGTCAATGTTTGTTTCACCAGTGTTTTCCCAATTGCATTCGCACACATCAAATAACATGACATTCCGTCCACAAACAGGGCAGCGAATGCATTCTTCTCCATCAATCAGGAAAATCTCGTTTGTAGTTTTCATGATAATACTCCTCTCCGTCATCTGGTTTTAACATTGTGTTCAATCGCACCTGATTATTTTTGTTTCGCTGACCTATTACGACAATGTTCTCAGCCTTATCATAGCGAACTCTACGTCCACCCTCGGTCTCATAACCCAAAATATTTTCATTGATAGGACTAGCGATGAGTTCCGATGCAAGTTTTTGATACTCTTCTTTAGTCAAACTCGGAAACTCAGCCCGATGTTTCTCAAAATGACCATTAAAAGATTTCTCGGATGGAAATTTCGCTTTTATCCATCTAGCTCTGTCTTTTAACTGCTCATATTCCTCACCATCATTATACTTCAAATCAATATAGTCTTCAAGTGATTTAGGGGCTTTATCTCCAAGAATTGACTTGTATTTCTCATACTGGTTATTGGCACGTTCAATCTTCCAAATGTCCAAGTTATCCGCCTTGTATTTTGGCTTGACATACTTCTCATACCAGTCTTTATACGTCATATTAGCAGGGACTTGAATAGTTTTGCCTGTCACTGGGTCTCTGGCGCTTCTGGTTGCTTTGGCTAACCATTCTGAATCGTCTGATGCTATTGTATCCGACCGACACCAAGGATGCATAGGAGGATAGTTCTTGCCAGTTATCCGTTCACTAACTTTGTAGATTTTACCATCATGCTCTCGACAGATACTTGACGTTCTCAAATCTAATGTTGCGAGAAAACGATAATATTCCACATCTGCTTCTTCATAAGCCTTCGCTTCCATTTCTGCATGGAAATAACTTGTTTCTGTTCGAATCAACCGTCGAGCATTTTGACTCCCTTTTCCGAATTGAGCCTCAATGACTTCTGCGGTCTCGTGAGCTGACCGACCCGTTAACAGACTGACTGCCAATTGCTTTTGTAATTCATTTGCTAAGGCTTGAGTATTACCCCAAATCCTTTCAGAGTAATTCGCTCCCAGCCATGGCGTTTGCTGGATAGCTCTGATTTCCTCTGGGTCAATCCTGTTAAAAGCAAATGCCACACCAGACTGCTGCTGCAAATCAAAAACAGAGTGATAATAAGCATCTGGAATAAACTCATCATAGAAGGCTCTAGAAGCCTCATTTTCGGCTTTATACAATCGGGTGGGTAAATTATCCACCTCACGTTGCAAAGCCTCGTATCGCTCAATTCTGGAAGCGTAGGGAGCCGAATCTAACAAGATAAGCAACTGCCGTATCTCTTCACTGTCCGTTGTATTCTGTAAAGCTAATTTTAACTCCCGAATATCCGATAGATTCTTGACATTATCTAACACTCTTCTTGCTTCATCTTCCGTCAGTCCGTGGTCTCTGCGATAACTCTCAAAAATCTGGTCTATCTTAGAAGTGATATGCCTACTTGCTAGCTTGTGAATTTCATCGAGTTGTTTTGCGGTTTGCTCTGCCTTGTCCATTTCTTGAACCATTCGCTGAGCTTTCCGCTTCTCCCAATACTTCTGATTGTCCATCTGTCACACTCTCTTCATAAGGCAAATTCTGGCTAAATGCAGGTTCTTCTTGCGCAGCCTCTTTTTCTTTTTCAAGCGCCTCAATCTCTGCATCTGGGTCTTCCACAAACGGCAAGAGCGAAATAAGTTGGCGTAGACTAACCTTGTCTTTGAGATTGCTGATAATTTGGGAAAGTTCCAACAAATTCTTCGGCAAACCACGGCTAAACTGCGGAATGATTGCCTTTGCGTTTTCGTAAATCTGTGACCAGTTGTAATAATTCGCAAAAATCTGTATGCGTTTGTGTAAAGATTTGATATAGTATCGCTCTTTGGTCTTGGTAATCATTTCAAGGCCCAAAAGCTTAAATTCCATAGCTACCCCTGATGTATTCCCTGCGAAATTCTCATCTGAGAGATTGGGGACGTGGCTAAAAGTGTAAATATCTTCTTTCAGCGCCTTACGAAGTACTTCGACCGTAGCCTCATCCAAGACATTCTTCAAGAACTCAGCACTTGCGTCTTTAGGGAGTTCTAACAATCCTTCTTCTCGCAGTATCTCCATCGCTTCTTTTGCTTCTTCCGGTGTATCCGCCAGCGCTGCGCCATATAAGACCAAAATAGACTCAATAGCTTGTTCCTTGTCGTTCACACGGTTGCCCATCAGTGAGTTATACGCATCTATCAAGCTAATCTGTTGCTCATAATCTCCGACCATATAGCGATTGTTTCGATATTCAATAATAGGCAGGGCTCCGAGATTATGCGGAACACCCTCTTCTGACTCTTTCTTTTGCTCACGTAAAGACATGCTATATTGCAGGTTCTCTGTCAATACCTGAGCTCGATAATATGTCTCTTCCGTCACATCGTCCTTCGTTTGATAATAATAGACCGCAAACAAAGGTTTCTGTTCAATCGAATCATCATAAACAATAAAAGTGTTCTCTGGTTCTAGACTGCGAGTTACCAGCTCATTTTCATCCTCTTTGACATAGATGTACTCATAAGACCTGCCGTAGATTGCCATGTTCAAAGCGTTGTCTGAGTCTGTCGAATCAACATCTGCATTATCAAATGCTTTTAGCAATTCCTCAATGTCTATATCATCCGTCTTGGGATAGCGTATAGCATTGCCCATAAAGTAACCTGTGGCGGTATCCGCAATATCCTTAGCATGATTAGCAACCGTCTTAAAATTTGGCAGATTGCTTCTGCGTGTGTGTTTTTCGATTGCGTGCTTACCCAAGTAGTAATCTTTTAACTTTTTGAGCCTATCACTGGTCTGGTCATGCTTCAGAATCAATTTGTAAATGATATCTTTATCCAAATTCTGCTCATTGTACAATGAGCGGCTATAGACTAATATTTCTTCCATTTTGCTCCTTTCTACAAGCCGTAAAGCGATTTGCGTTTGACTTTGGCTTTTGGTTTAGCCATGTGCGAATAAATAGCATAACGAAGTGCATCCAGCACATCATCATTCTTCTTCTCTGGTTCGCCCGCCTTCTCATTCCAGACATACTGATAGACCTCATCCTTGAATTTTTCAACCTTTTCTGAACAAACAAAAAAGCGACCTTGCTTCATCAGCTTAGCCACTTGTTCAATTCCGCTCAGAACAGATTTATCAGCATTCACGCATTTTAGATGTTCCCGTTCAAACCGGGCGACATGTTCAGGACGAGCGGAGTCGGCATAGAAATAAATATTTCCGTACCGTGATTTGATGTCTTTAGCAATCTCAACCCAGTAGTCAATTTCTTGGTACTGCGCAGCGTGCTCTTCCAAGAGATAGACTCTGCCATCTGCCGTTTGTCCACAGACTACGATAGCCCCATGGTGTTCATATCCCCAGTCAACACCAGCATAATAGATAGTGATGTCGTCTGTTGGAATGTCCTTGCTAGATATGAGCATGTCTTCCTTGAAATCACGATAGACAGCCCCTTCCCCGCTGACCCAACGGCCGTAGATGCCACGTTCTGTAAACATACCGCTCGGCGTTGTTGCGATAAGGTTCTCGATATACCGCTGATTTAAGAATGTATTATCAAATATCGTAAAATGATTGGCGATAATGCTCTTGTCGTCTGCTTTGTCAATGTAGTCTTTTTTTAGCCAGTGGTTGGGGTGGTCTGGGTTAGTGTCGCAAATGATACGAGCGCCAAAACCTGAACAACGCTTGCGGATTTCATCAAAGACTTCCTTGTTGGCCAGTGTCGCTTCGTTGATATAGGCTCCGTATGCCGTCATACCACGGATGGCACGCAAACCAGCGACTGAGCCTGTGAAGGTCGTAACCACATACACACCAAAGAGCGTGAAGTTCCCATGCTTATCAAACTTGAAATCTATCCCATACTTTTCTGATAGTTCTTGCAAGATGTTAGTCCGCAAAGTACCAGCACTAGTTGCGCCAAGGATGTACATCGGATTGTCAACACCGCAAACCTTAGCATTTCTTTTCGCTCTACGCAACTCCATGAGAAATAGGTCATTATCCAACTGGGTCTTACCTGCACGGACAGCCCCATGGTTAATCATCATGTACCAATCTTCACGCAAGGCCCGTTTTAGAATGCTGAGTTGCTTATCGTGGTATAGTCTATCAATTCCCATTTATTTCCTCCTCCAACTTGTCAAACAGCTTGTCTAGGGCTAGTTCTGTTCGATTAACGTTCTCGCTGTCAGATAGCATTTTAACCAAGCTATCTGCTGATTTCTGTCTTTCTTTGATTCTCGGAGGGACTTCTTCGATGCTAGTAGTACCATCAACTGAAGTCACGACTTCAAAATCCGTTTCTTCTCCTCGAAGTACCCTTGTGTGAAATTGTTTTATTTCGACCAAGGAAGCAATGGATAGTTCTGTACTACGTTTATCAAAGTTTTCCTTTAATATTTTAATAACTTCTTGGACGTGAAAAAAGTCCGCAGAAGTCCGCAGTTTGTGTGCATATTTCTTAGCAGATTTCTCGGTACTCCCCGCCTGTCGCGCTGCTTCTGTAGCGTTTTTAAATCCACTTGAAACATAAGCGAGTACGAACTGCTTTTGTTTTTCTCTTGCTGATGGCCAATCTGACATCAGCTTGATTGCATCGCTAGTTAGCTCGTCAATAATTTGTTGATGTCTATCAATGACCATCACCTCCAATCAAAATAAAAAGCCACACTTCGTTGTGTGACTGATGCATATTAGGTCTTGGTCCGATATGCGATTGACCAGACCTCCGAGTCAAGGTCCCCGCAGGATTCACTTACTCTTAAAAGGGAACAGCAGGAATCGAACCTGCACATAGCGTTATGCCGTGGACGTCGCACGGACTTGCTCAGGGCGCTACCCTTGCCATTTTCCAATCTGGCTCATGTTCCCACAGATAGCATCCATAGATGTCGCACGCAACATCCGATGGCCACAGCTTTATGCCTCTTTTAACGGGACCGTCTCCCGAGGGGATTCTATCATAACCCTCTATTCTAGATACCGAGTTCGATTTCATAAGGGGATTGGCTGTCAATTGACAATGACTGAAATGTTAACGTTTATCTCTTCTCGGTATCTTGACAATACTATTTTAACATCTCGAAAAACGAATAATCTATACAAAAACTTTTGATTTCTTGGTCAAAACTCTAATTTTGAACTAACAAACTTCCGCTTCTATATTGTTCTGCAAACGATAACAGTGCATCGTTGAGTTCGATATAGAAACTAGCTTCTGATAAGTACAAGTCGTTGTAGATTTCAAAATCATACCGCTTGCCTGCATAAAGATACTTTTCATAAAGAATACGTCTGTGCGTTGGATTGAGTAGATTGTTGATCGCATACTCGATAGCTTCAAGTTCTGCTTCCGCATCTACTCGATTGATTGCCAAGCGTTCCACGGGCCTGCTAGGATTGCCATTAGCTTGTCTCGGTTCGAAAGTGTACACTGCAGTAACTTTCTGTCCATCTACATCGTTCGCTACTCTACGCCAGCGAGGGTACTCTTTCAGTTTTCGTTTTGCATTCGCTTTGGTTTTTTCTGTATTTATTTCAGGAAAAAAAGTCATCTGCTTATACCTTTCTGTGATATAATAGTTTTAGAGTTAATTACATCACAGTCAGTACAAGCGTGCTGGCTTTTTTATTTTTCCCACGGCTGTCGCTGATGGCTATAATACGGGTACACCAGTCTAATTTTCCCTCTCGGAGCTAGCACCCTAGGCTCGTAAGGCTTGACTTGCTCGTACAGCTCGTCTATTTTATCCAACATGCGTTGTCGCGGTGGTCGTCCGTCTAGCCATTTGTAGACAGATGGAGCCGTCACACCCATCTCGGTCGCAAATTAGTCCCTCGTCCATCCTGTCTTTTGTAGGATGTATTTGATTTTATCTGCTGTGGTCATCTACCACACCCCCTCGATTTCCAGACGATTGTCTGATAAAAGATTAAACTCAAAGCCAATTTGACAATCCGACGAAAGACGAACCAACCCAGTTTCCAAATCTACTAATTCATGCAAAATTGGATAAACGTTGGCTATCGTTAAAACAACCTCTTTGTCCTCGTCGTACATCTGCAATTCTTTGATTAGTTCTTTAACGGTCATTTCAAATCCTCCAACGCTACCCAACGGAATTGTGGGTATTTCTGCGCTTCTTCTTGGGTGCATTTGTAAGCCACTTTTACCACTTCCTCTAAAATGTCCGTTTCATTGACAGTAAATTTAATTTTGCCGTCTTCCTCTACGTCCATTATGTAATTATAGTCAAAATACATCAGCTCTGGCACATCGACCAGTAGCACACCTAGTTTTTTAGTCATTTGTTACCTCTTTCTATTTGACTTCCTTCTTTATTTTGTATATACTTAGTGCATACAAAACAGGAGGACATATCATGAATACTGTTAAAACACGTAAAGTTGGTAATTCACTTGCCATCACCATCCCAAAAGAATTGAACGTTGATGAAGGCAAGGAATTCATTGTCTACAAGGGCATTGATGATGTCATCGTGCTTGCACCTAAAATCCCAAATCCATTTGATAGCATGGAACCGTTCGTCATGGATAACGACTTTGAAGGAGTGGTCTTACTTGACAATGAAGGATAATTACATGCCACAAAAACAAGACATCATCTGGATTGACTTTGACCCATCACTTGGAAAAGAAATCCAGAAACGCAGACCAGCCCTTGTCGTTTCCAGTCACAAGTACAGTCAGATGACAGGATTTGTTGCTGTCTGCCCTATCACTCACGGTGCAAAAGCTTTGGAAAGCCGTGGCTTATCTGTCCCTATCCATTCTGACAAGGTAGACGGTGTGGTCAACCCAATGCAGCTCTATACTTTTGATTTCAGAGCACGAAACGCTAGCAAAATCACCCAGCTAGACACTTGGACTTTTCAAAAAGTCGTCCAACTTTACAACTACATTTTCGACTAGAGCCAAACGGCTCTTTTTTCGTTAGTCATTGATTCCCTCCACCAATTCAGGATTTTCATAGATGTTGCCGATGACTTTGCCCATACCGTAATCACCATAAACGAACCTTTCATATCCGTTGTCGAGAACAAAAGCTAGTGTGTCTTTGTCAAATTTTATAATGCCATAGTTGTCCTCATCTTGGTCTGGATAATATAAAATATCGCCAGCATACACCTCGACTTGCCCAGTCGAATCCATCTTACCTGTGGATTGCATGAGGACGCAATCCTCAAAACCAATCACATCTCCATATACATGGTCGCCCTCTTCTTCCGTGTAACTGTGATAGCTATAGTAAATAAATCCGTTTTTAAAATCTATGCTCTCAGCCAGAACCATGTGTGTAGTCCCATCATTAACTTTTCCAAAAAATCTAAACTTCGGTATCATTTTCTGCCTCCTATTTCTTCCAAAAACATACCTATCATGCTGATGATAATTATCCAAATAATAGTTAAAACCGCTATTAGCCCAGATAGAGTGATGAGATTAAATAAAAAGTCTAATATCGGCCAATCCATCACTCCACCTCCTCATCAAACTTTACCTCACTAAGCGCAACATGGCCTAGCCTGCCGTTAATTTTGACTGCAGCAACTGGCCTTGCATATGGTTGACCGAATAAATCTGTGCCAGTATCTTGAAATATACCAAGAAATTCAGCATGTCTCCATTCTTTGTTAATCCTTACCCTACATTGCTCAGAGTGGTAGCTTACAGAAATTTTTCCTTTCATGTTCCAACCTCCTGTAAAAAATTCTTTAATTTTTCAAAATTGATAATGGCCACTTCTTCAACCCTATATTTTTCAACATCAAAGCTCGGGTCATCTTTTCCAAATTCTCTTTGGATTGCTTTTTTAGCTTCCGAAGGTAGAGCGAATACACTGGCACCATTTCTCAAAGTGAGTATGTTACCATTTTTGGAAACGACTCTGTATCCGATGTTATACGGTCTGATGCTAGTTGGTACTTTCAGCCTCTTGAATTCATCTTTTAGTGTCTGTTCTAGTGTTTTGACCATCACTCCACCTCCACAGGCTTAGCCCACTGCCATGCCCACTCAAAATCCTGTTTGATTTCGGCTTCGGTGAGTTGATTCATCTTGTATGTTTTCCAGTCATCAACAGTGTACTCTTTCAGTTGCAACGCATTCTCTCTAAGTCTTTGTAAAACTATTCTTGAATATTTTGTATTCGGATTCGGTATCTCCACAGTGTACAACTGCTCCTGCTCGACCTCATAGCCGTCGTACCAAGCACGAACGAAGGTTTCTTCGTTATCAATAATCCACTCCGACTCTTTTTTTGGGGAGTTGTCCATTGCAATAAACAATGACATGTTTTTAGCTTTTGCATATCGGATATAGCTATCAATAAATGCAGGCACCACAACCTTCTACGGTTGGTCGATTTGGTCTATAACTTGCATAACATCGGCAAGTTTTAAATCATCAGGTCTAGCGTTCATTTTAGCGAACGCTATATTATGTAATTTTTGTTTCGCTTCCTGCTTATTCATCTGTTCCCTCCAATTTTCTAAGTGTATTTTCCAATCTGATTCGCAAAAAGAATGCTTTGGTCAATTCAGGCGACAACCGTTCATGCTTTCTCTTGTGGAAAAGCTTCAGTTCTTCCGTTGTCACCTCAAAAAGATTATCCACCTTCACGTTCTGCCAATTCCCGTCCAAGTGAATAAAAGCCATTAAAATAGCCCTTGTTCACGTAACACTACATACTCTTTAAGCGTAGGCTGTAGTTCTTCCGGTTCGATTTGAAATTCCTTCATCCAAGCACCACTTTGACTGATGTGTAAATCTTTTTTGACCTCAATAAATGCCATAGGCAGTAATAGAATAATTGGGTCATTTAATTTTTCTCCCTCTGCACGTTCCAGAAATGCACAGATAAAATCTTGTTCCCCACGAGCCCCTACACTCCAATGCGACTTCCTGGTTCCATAGCGCTTGTCGATATGTAACGAGCTATATTTAACATCAATCGTCACATCTTTCAGGATAAAATCATAGACAGGATTATTTTTTTGAAAATACCTATTGGCATCCACTGCATCAGGTACCAAGGTCTGAAATAATTCCTCTGCCTGTCCACCTAATTTTGCACCCTTTGAGCCATAGCGGATTTTATCCTGTATTTTCAAACAACCGCTTTTTAAAAGTTTCAAATGAGCCACATGAATTGGTAAACCTGATTGTTTTACTGCTGTATGAAAATCGCCACACTCCATGTAAATATCTACAATGTCAGTCATTTACTCCTCCACCTAGTAACATTTTCGGAGGTATTACCTCCTTGCTCGTGACTTCTGACAAGGTCTCAACCACACGCAAAGCCAAGGCCTGAGTTTTCAGAATTTCATCTGTCAAATGCACCATAGCCCTGCTACGAGTGACTTCTAATTCCAATTCTTCAGGAGATATATCATCAAAACTTAATTTCTCCAGTTGGGCTACTAAGAGATTGTTTACATCTTCAATTGTGTTTCTGACCATCTGTTTCCTCCTTGAAAAAGGTATCAAAGTCCAACCAATCATCTTTAATAAGATTTCCAATCTTCATTACTCTACATCCAAAACCGTCACTCTCAATACGGATATGCTTACCTGGTAGGTCTTCCCAAGTTGACACACCGACAACCTCCAAGATACGGTCTATCAGCTCAAAGCTCTTGTAAAAAGCTACTCGTTTTTTCTTTCGTTCGTCGTATTTATCTAGGCAGTATCCTCCAATAGATACTCCAAATCCATATCCCTCAACAGTCAGATAACAAGTTAAAATTCCGTGGTCTTCTCTGCCCAAGAAAGTTTTGGTTATCTTTACGTTTTCAATTGTTTTATTCATTGCTTTCCTCCGTCTCAATCAACCAATCTAGATTCTGACGAGCCTTCTTCAAGTCCTCAACACCGTTCTTCTGCTGAAATCGCAACAGATACTTGATGACATTGCCCCAATAGTAGGCACGCTCGCCTGCTAAATCCCAGATAAAATTCTTGACCACTTCCAAGGCTTCCATACCATACTTCCCTTGGTAATGTTTTGGTTTGGTTACGTTGTTAAATTGTTCCATTTGCTTTCTCCTCTAGCCAATCGAAAATCATTTCAAACTGATTCATGACCAGTCTGTCATTATTGTACTTCTTACTGATTTCCGCCATAGATATCACAACCCAGTTCCAGTATGCCTGCGTGTTGAATCCAACCTCTTGCATCTTCTGGTTACTGGCTCGCATCCATGCAGGTACTTCTTTTTCAAAAAATTCAATGTAATTCATCCAGCACCTCTACTTTGATATAAATACCGACTTGATCAGACCAAAATTTCTCAACAATCTCGCTGGCCACTTGGGCATCATCTTCCCAAAATCCAACGGCAGTCATGCAGTCCTTTAACAACTTCTGCAGATTATCTGTATCTGGCTTAGTCGTCTTGTACTGACCATGCTTCGATTTCTTCGTCCGAGGAAATAACCATTTGACTGTCAGACGAATTGGACCACGTAGTTTATCTGGAGGTACATGCCTTGCCAACAATGCCTCGTACTTAGCCCTGGCATCTGCTAATTTTTCTGGCTCGTAAAATTGTGGCTTACCGTTGACCACTCGGACTTGTTTTTGCTGATGTGTCACAGTCGGTATTTTTTTCATCGGCAGGAAAAATTCAAACACCATAGTCCACCCCGCACCATCGACCAGTGTCAGGATCGTAGACGATATAGCCAGCTGATTTTAATTGTTCCATTACCCAATCTTGAATTTCTGGAGCATCTGCTAACCATTTTAGTACTTGAGATTTTTCGCGAGCAAAATCTTGCCCAGGCAATGTGTGATATAGCGGTGGCATATTTTTTGCTATTAACAATTTTTTTGAGCGTCGTTTATGCTTTTTATTTTTAGCTCCCAATGTCCTAGACATATTTATTTTACCTTTCCATATTTTTTATTTTTTCGCCTTAAGTCCAGAGTGAAGGACAGGGTTACAGGGTTACAAGGGGCGGATGCATAGCCCCCTTGTTCCTGTACCTGTTCTTCTGGACCTCTAGGGACATTTCCCAAATATCTACACTATGGAATAGTTAGATATTCTGTCCCTCGGTTTGTCCCTCTGTTAGTTTATTTATGCATTTCCCGAATTATCCACAGGGTAAACTTCCCCTTTTTTAACTTCAAAATTTCCATTTTCTTTTATCCATCTACGGATCGTTTTCTCACTAACTGGCTTGTCAGATTCGCTGAAATATTCAACTAACGAATCAAGCGTTACTGGCTCTATGCCGTCGTCCAAAGTGTTAATCGCTGTTGCAACTTGTTCTGCTTTATTTACTTTGGGCTTATCTTTTTTCTTCTCGAAATTTTTCTTCCACGGAGAATTCTTTGAATTAGTATCGTCCAACTGAATATCAGCCAACACGCCAGAGGTATCTACGCAATGCACTGGATAGCTAAACCACATGTTGACTGGCTTAAATTTTGCAAACTCCCGCAGCGTACCTTCCACACGCCACGCAGTAGAAATTTCCACAGCGTGTACCACCTTGGCAATCTCGTCTGTATAGACCTTGCGGACCAATACATCCTTGATGGCTCTTTCAAAGTGATCACGCATTTGCGCTCTACTTTCCAAATCATCCAAGCTGACATACTGTTGGTAGTAGTCCAAAGCTCGCTCTTGCAGGGCTCTTTGGTAAATACTACAGCTAGCTTTGTCAGATCGCATCTTAATCAAGTCATCTGTCAGTTCTAGCTCCACCAAGTCAATTAGTGCATCTGGATCGCGGGCAAATACTCCCGAGCCACTGGCACGGTCCATGGACTTCTTACCACCTTGACTACCTTTCGAATGGTGGTGGCAGTAAATCACGCTACACCCGAGCTCAGTTGCCACCTTGTCAAATTGATTGGTAAAGTGTGCCATTTGATCTGCCGAGTTTTCGTCGCCCGTCAAGACCTTGTAAATTGGGTCGATGATGACAGCTATGTAATCCTTCTTCAAGGACCTACGGATAAGTTTCGGCGCCAACTTGTCCATTGGTACGGTCTTCCCGCGCAAGTTCCAGATGTCGATGTTTTGGATATTGTTAGGGGATAATCCCATAGCTTCGTAGACCGTTTTGAAACGACGCAAAGCCGATGGTCGAGCTAACTCCAGATTGACATAAAGGACCTTGCCTTGCTCGCATGCCCAGTTTAACCATTGTGCCCCCTCTGCGATGGCGATAGCTAATTCCATCAATGCAAATGACTTCCCTGCCTTAGAAGGACCTGCTATCAACATTTTATGCCCCTGTCTGAGAACACCTTTGATAAGTTCTGGTTCAAGTTCCGGCATATTCTCCCAAGAGTCTGCTAGTCCTTCTGGATCTGGCAAATCATCGTTCAAATCCTCAATCCATTGATACCATTCTTCATAGTTGGTCTTGCCAATATTGGTATCAATCAAAAACTGCTTCTTACCGTTTCGCATGATACCAGGCATCCGAGATAATCGGCTGGGGTTACGGTTTTGGGTATCAATATCCAGTCCATTCTTCTTGCAGATTTGATAGATATAGTCCACACGTTTACGGTATTCTTGATAATCTCTAGCATCTACCTTGACGATAGCATGTAGGGACTTCTTCCCGCTATGGACCAAGGCAGCAATTGGCAATTCCAGCTCTTTAAACAAAGCATACTGTTTACCTAATTCCATGCTGTCAGATTCTACCAGGGCATATCTAAAATCAGTCACGTTGTCATTCTTAACACCCTTGCTGTCCAATGGATTGAAGCGAATCCAAGCTCCAGCTTCTTCCTTGTAGTCACCAAAGACCGCTCCGATGTCACCATTGCAATCCTGCAAAAGTTGAATCAATTCCCCAGCTGTCCTATCAAATGCACCTTGTGTAGGCTTGTATACAGGGCCATTATCGGTATCAATCCTATAAGTCTGCGTGACATAACCAACATAATCTGTGCTGTTAAAGATTGTTTCCAAGTAAGTAATCAATTCCTGAACTGGTGCCCAGTTCGAAGGTTCACGAATCTCTTTCGATTCTACCCAGTTCTTGTCGACAATCTTATAATCACGGTCGATTGTGTCATTCCAGCCCAATTCATGGGCATCATCGGTCATTTTAAATTCAGACACCCAGCCATTTTCTTTGGCCATTTGAGTGATAGTTGCCCCAGTTACTGCACCAAGACTACCACCTTGGAATGTATCCCACTTTTTGAAACATTCACCACGCTTATATCTAACTGGGTCTTTTTGTGACCACACATCCCAATCCATTGCTGTGTAGCCCTCTTGCTTTAGGGCCATACCTACATTGACCCAATCTTGATAAGACAGAATCGCAGGGTCAATATATTCAAGCAATGGGATGAGGTCAAATTCTCTTTCTGTCATTTACTCTCCTATCCTGGTTGATATTCTTCTGGCACGATGCCATTTGGCATTCTCCAACCATTGGCCGAGATACGGTCTATCATATTACTAGCCACTTCAAACGACCACATACCGACACTCTTAAATCCACGTTGCTCCAAAAATCTAATCTGTTTCGGTGTGGTAAGCCCAGCATCTCGTCTTTTGTTAAGCCTATCCAACAACTTGCTTGCTTTACCAAAGTTGCCAATCTCGTCTGTGAAGATGCCGAATTTCTCCAATGCTTGTAATTGTTTCTCAGTCGGCGGTGTCATATCTATTCCGAATTCTGGTACATAGTCCACCAAATCTTCCGCATGGATTGACATCTCAAATTGCAACGGATCTACTAGCTTACGTTTGCGCTTCCGCATTTCTTCCAATTGCTTAGCCAACGCTTCTTCGCGCTGAGCCACAACATCCTCGGCTGATTTGACTTCCAGCTCCTCGATGTCAAAGAGGGCCCCAGCTTCTTCTTCCATGTTCTCAACCATCTTCTTGGCTACTTCTTCTGTACCTGCGATGAGATGAGCTGGACGGCAGAGCTCATGGCGCTCTGTGTGCCACAGGAAATCCAATAACAATATATTTTCTTTCCCTGGGAATAAGCGAGTGCCACGCCCCACCATTTGACTATACAAAGCCCGCACTTTAGTCGGTCTAAGAACCACTACGCAATCAACTGACGGGCAGTCCCAGCCCTCTGTCAAAAGCATTGAGTTACAAAGGACATTGTACTTGTCCTTGTCAAAGTCTTCCAAGACTTCTGCACGGTCCTTAGATTCTCCGTTGACCTCTGCAGCTCGAAAACCTTTGGCGTTTAAGATGTCACGAAACTTTTGTGATGTCTTAACCAAGGGTAGAAATACTACAGTCTTACGGTCCGCACATTGCTTGACCATCTCGTCAGCTATCTGTTCAAGGTATGGATCAAGCGCAGTCCCAAGGTCGCTCGCTTTAAAGTCTCCCGACTGCATCGCTACACTGGATAGGTCCAAGGTCAAGGGGATTGTCACGGCAGTAATCTTGGATAGATAGCCAGACTTGATAGCCTGTACCAAGGAATACTCATAAGCCAGACTGTCGAAATATTGCCCTAGATTTCGCTTGTCGCCTCGGTCTGGTGTTGCAGTAACGCCCAAGACGTTACTGTCGTCAAAGTGTTGTAATACACGCTGGTAGCCGTCTGAGATAGCATGGTGGGCTTCATCGATGATAATTGTGTCAAAATAATTCGGCGGGAATTGACTCAACCGCTTCTCTCGTTGCAGGGTCTGTACTGACCCGACCACAACCCGAAACCATGATCCGATAGAGGTACTTTCTGCTTTTTCTAAAGCTGTGCCCAGCCCAGTAGCAGTCATTAATTTATCAGAGGCTTGTTCCAGCAATTCTGACCTATGAGCAAGGACGAGCACACGCTCGCCCATTCGCACACGGTCTTCAATGATTTTGGAAAAGACAATCGTTTTACCGCATCCTGTTGGCAGAACCAATAGTGTCCGCTTGCGACCTGACTGCCATTCCTGCTGGACTGCACCACGAGCCTCCTCTTGATAATCTCGTAGTTGCATCTATCCCCCCTAGAATCCTGCAAAGCCACCTTGAGCTGGTTGTGTCGGCTGTGTTGGTTGTTGGTATTGAGCCTGCGGTTGTTGATATTGCGCTTGCGGTTGTTGATATTGCGCTTGCGGTTGTTGATAAGTAGGCTGTTGTGGCTGAGTAGCATTCAATACCTTAGACCAATCAACATCATCTGCATAGATCATAGACTTGATATTGTCAAATTCCTGGTCGGCATATTTACCAGTACCTTTGCGTTTGTTAACGCTACAAACACCTTTAGCACCAACAATGTTCCAGTTCATGCGCAATGGCTCACCATGTTTCTTCTGGCCAATCGCACCGAAGAATGCTGATAACATTCCTTCTGTTGAAGTGTGCAGGAACAGATTATGCTTCAATTGAGCCGTACCTTCAGCAGTTTCAATCTCAATAGAGATAACTGCTTTGTTACATGCAGGTAGCTTTCCTGAATTTTGAGGATTAGGCGTGTGACGTGTTCGTTCGATACCTGTTACTGTAAACTGATAATCCCCTGGAGTAAGCGTGACGAACCCGCCACCATCTTGGGTAATCTCATCTTCCCATCCAAGTTCACGTTCTGGTTGATTGTATTGTTGTGTCATTCTGATATTCTCCTTTGATTAAGCTAAAATTGTGATGTTGTCTTGTTCGCCTAACTTGGACTTCAAGTAATCGGCAATGTTGTTGATGGCATCCAGTTTCCACTTGCCACCATCAGCTTCAAACAAGGCCATATAGCCTGCTTTGTTGATACGGTAGATGAACTGGATAGCAGGTTGTTCCACTTCAGCAAATGTCCGATATGGTCGCAAAGTGACAGGGTTTGGCGCTTTGGCTTGACCAAGGCTAGCTACACCCGTCTTGATAGTTGCGGTTTGGCTTACACCGTTATCGACAATTTCTGTACCATTGTCAATCTTTAAGGCACTAGCAAATTCAAGCACTGTGCCACGGTCTTCTGCATCTACAAATCGAGACTGCAACATGATGTTAAAATCAGATGCTTCTTCATACTGGCCAAAACGAATATCTGGTGTCATTGATTCGACTGTGACCAACGTTGCTCGATTAGCTTCCTTGTCCAGCTCTTCGTAGACAGTTACTTCTTTTGGACTTTCAACAATAACCAATACGCGCTTGTTTCCTAGCTGATCCAAATCAGTCTTCAAATAATCTACTAGACTGTCTAATGTATTGAGATAAAGCCGAGGCGGAATTGGTCTGGCATCTAACTCACGCAATGAATGGATGTTTCCGTCATAGTAGAGCTTACCATTGCTTGCTGCAATAATCTTTTCTTCTTTGTTTGCTAACTCAACTGCATATTCCAACGCATCTTTAATATTTTCTGTCATCTTAGTTACCTACTTTCTTCTTGTTAAAATCAATCACATCTTCATTGATACCTTTTTCGATTTCTTCTACTGGTTGGCCAATGTCTGTACGAAGTTGTGCCTTATCATCAAAATACATTTGACCCGGCATGTTGCTCTTAAGCTCATTGGCATAAGTCTTGCCATCTTTCTTACCGACAAGCACCGTAGTCGCAACGCCAGTCTGTGGTGCAAGCGTGGATTTAACATCCATGCTTGTGCTGACTACTTCGCGACTATCATCAGCCTTCATGGTTAGCGTGATGACTAGCTTACGAGCAACCTTGCTATCAGTATTTGGATCAAGGATATTGTCGAAGACCTTTTCCAACTCCTTGTCTACCTTTTCTTGCAATCCGCCCTCGCCGAGAGCAGATAAGTCCAACTTAATTGTTTTATCCATTTAGCTTTAACCTCGCTATCATTTCTAAGACCCAAAACGGTCTGAATCTAGTTACCTTCAACTGTAAAGGGCATCTCTGGATTGGTCCGTACCTTGGTGTTGATAACGTTCAACACCTTATCCCATACAGTCACCATATATTCCCAATAACCTGCATCAATCGCTTCAACCTGTGTTCCTAGCGGATAGATACCGTTGACATAGGTAGCTTGCAAGACCTCATCCTGCGTAACCTTACTCCCAATCATCAAATCACGTAGACTTTGTGGAATTAGCGGACTAATGTCCGATGTCGGTGCTGACTGAGTTGGTTGTATAGGTACCACTTCTTGAACCTGTTCTTGTCCTGCGTGTGCGGGTTCATGTGCGGGTTGTTCTTGTACTGATGTTGGTTGGGCTTGCGTTTGTGTCGCAAAGATGTGCGCAATACCAGCAAAGTCCATAGGCAATTCTTCCGGCAAGTTATGACGGTTCTTGGCATCCCAGCTCGGCGAATGAGTGGTTTGCATGACACGCTGACCACCTTGCGCTTTCTGCTTCTTGGTCTTGTCATCTGTGATGATGTAGGTCTTGTAGTTGAGGAATAAGACCATATCAGCCCATTCCTTGACCTTGGCAGATACGTTGGTTTCTGTCTTCTTGTTGCTCAATTTGAGCTCGTAACGGTCATAGCCACCTAATTCATCTGGCTTGGTAAATTTCTTGACTTGGGCATGAGCAGTCAGCACCACGTTGATACCGAGTTCAACAAGCTCCTGCAGCCTGTCCAAAAGCCGTCCAATCTCCTCAATAAGATAGGTATACCCTGCACCCCAGCCAAAGTCTTCGATACCACTTTTGTTGTGCTGAGCACAGATGTATTGCAAGGCCAAGGCTTCTGCCCAGTCAATCGTGTCAATGACCAAGGTCTGACAGATTGTTGGGTTAGCCTTGACAAATGCGATGTGATTCATGAGCATAGTCCAACTTGTAGGCTTGTCAGCCCGTGCCACATCCATGTTATCCGTTGACCCTTCTGTGTCAATAAAGAGCGGATTGGGAAATTGAGCTGCTAGACTAGACTTGCCAATCCCCTCTGGGCCATAGATGACCACACGTTGGGCCCGTGCCCGTTTACCTTTTGTGATTTGCATTAAAATCCTCCTTCCCAAGCTGGTTTAGCTTGGACTTGTTGATGTTGTTCATTTTCGACCGAGTAGCCGTCTTCGATGATGATTGAACACTCATCTCCAGTCGATACCCGTGTCGCGATAGCCTGCAAGCCCTCACGTTTCAGCCATTCGCCAAACTCCTGTAATGTGACTTGGTCCATTTGCTCCAGCTTGTCGATGAGGACGAAGCCACACTCTGGCTTAAGCTTACGGACAATGGCAGTCGCCACTTGCAGTTGTTGACTACCGCTCATGTTATCCCAGCGTTGACCAAGATATAGCAACTCACCATCATCTACAGATAGACCTTCTAATGGCAAGTCTGCGTTGGTCAGTAGGTCACGTTTTTGCTTGCGGACTTGTTCGATTTCGACTGACAAGGCATTGTACTGTTCACGAATAGCCTTAGCATCTTCTTCTGCCTTGTCTTTATCTAGATTAGCCCGTACCTTTCGGTTAATGTCATCAATCTGCTGGATATTCGCTTCGATTTCCGCTGTTGATTCATCGTGTAGCTCCATCGCATCCTTTTGCGCGATAGCCAAGTCCTGCTTGAACTTATCACGTTCATCAATCGCTTTTGCCAGCTCTTGTTTCAATCGATCTACAGCAGACTCAGCGTTTTCATATTGCATTTTGATAGTGGCTACATTTTGACGCTTCCGAGCATTCTCACCATTTTTGGCTAAGATTGCTTGTTGTTGTTGGATAAGATCTGCAATGCTGACTAGCTCTTTAGGAGCATCTGGATAGTATTCTTGCTCTTTAGCAAACTTCTCTTTCTGGTCAGCAATCACACCGATAGCATGGCGGTTGTTGTAGATTTCCTTCTCTTTCAACTCTAGCTCTGCCAATTGGTTGCCAACACCGATAATCTGCAAAAGCGTTTCAGCTTTCTCTTTCGGCGTACTGTCCATAAACTTAGGCAGATTGATAGCGAGCTCTTCCACGAAGCTGTCCAGCAGCTGCTGACCACCTTTCTGACCATTTGGATCAATAACCTTTAGACTGGCATTCTTACCCTTACGCTCAACAATCAAGCCGTTAGACATCACGATTTTGAGTGTTGGTGGTACCTGTGAGCCTTCTCTCTGCGCTTGGCTAGGTTTGTACTTATTGCCACCAAGAGCCCAAGCGATTGCATCTAACACACTTGTCTTACCTTGATTATTGTTACCACCCACGATAGTCAGACCTGTTGCAGATGGCTCAATTTTGACTGCTTTGATACGCTTGACATTTTCAATTTCAAGTCTGTTAATTGTTACTGTCATAATTTCCTCCGATAATTAAACGACTTTCTTTGACAACTTTTTCTGTGCTGACAACTTCAGCATGATTCAATGCATATAGTAATAACGATGTTGATACTGTTGCGATAGTCAAATCACATTCGTTGGCAATTTCTACGATTTGGTCGTAGGCTTCCTTGCTACAACGTACATGATGATAAGTTGTCTTAGCTTCTTTCTTTACTTCCGTTTGATTTCCTTTCTACTTACAAATCCCACTATTTTTCATCACGACCGCCACGGAATCAACAATCGTTCTCAAAAACCGATTTTCTGTCTGCAAGTCGTTTACCTTGTTTCGAAGTTGAATGTATTCTTCAACACTGATTTCAACTGTTTCTTTCATTACATGAACCCTGCCTCTCTACGTTGTTTTTTCAAAAATTCATATGCGTCATTTTGGCTATATCCGAATGTGTTGAGTTTATAAGTTAGATAAAACCCATATCCGATAGCTGTAAAAGCTACTATTGTCATGGCAATAAAGCCGATAATAAATAGTTCTGTCATATTATTCTCCTTAAACCACTAGATGGCTTTCTATGTATTCATCTAATTCCGATTTTTTTATCCGTTTGGTACCATCAATCTGATATAGATTGAGTCCTTCTCTTAGCCATTTCCGAATGGTATTATCGCTCACGCAAGCATGGTAGGCTGCCTTACTAATAGATAGCCAACCTCTACCATCAGATTCGCGTTCCAGGAACTCCGTAAAGGATTCTTTGAACTGGTCCTTGACCACCATCCTGATTCCTGATTCAAATTCTTCACTTAGGATGTTCATTTTCTGTCTCCTTTGTGTTATAATTCTGTTAGATATTTAAGTCAGCCACTGTTCCCGCAGTGGTTTTTTTCTATCAAATCATCACCTCTAAAATTTCATACCAGTAAATTTTTGAGAGACGATTTTTGTTGTTTCTTGCTATATAATCTTTAACAATCGAGACTGGTTTATATCTGCCAGGAACGTTTAAATTAACTACAGATGTCTCTAATTCACCGCTTCTTCGCTCTTTGAAAAGTTTAACTTTAACGATTTTCATCCCCTTCTCCTTTCTAGTTTGTTAGTTGTGTAGTTTTATGGACCTACCGAATCTTAAAATCTTCAATCACACGAGCAATAAAACGATTCGCTTGTGGATTTTTTAGTTTACCGTTTAAGATATTAGTGACATCCTGACGTACCATTCCATACTGGACAGCAAGTGTTGTCATAGTGATATTGTTCGCATCTAGGTAGTCTAAGATTTTTTGGCGTCCACTATTTGTATCTGGCATATGCTATCTCCTTTCGTTAAAATAAAAAACGCTCCTATCGAACTAATAGAAACGTGATATAATATAAAATGGCACTGACGATACCGCCTCGAAGGGAGGTGAGAAGTCCAATGGTAGAAACACTTATTTCATCTATCATCGGCCCGTTAGTGGTCGGTATCCTTCTACTTGTCATTGAAAAATGGCTAGACGAAGATTGATAGTGTCAAAAAGCCCCCTGCTTATGTGGAAGTGAGCAGGGGGCTTTCTTTGTCCGATGGTTTATCGAAACACTTATTTTCCCCTATATCTTACCACGTTTCTATTCAGTTGTCAAAGAGCTTGTAAGCGAAAGAGTTAGAATTTTTTTATAAAATGCTTGACATCTAACAATCTATTGATTAAAATATAAACATAATAAAAACAACGTTTAGAACACTTCTAATCATTTATTAATACAGTTTGGCGACCGTGTTATATTTAATTTTAGAATGTTTTTGACTTCGTTTTTTACTAACTCAATCATTTACAAAAACTATTGTAATCTATCGATTAAATTTTGTCAAGAGTTTTAATCAATTTATTTCAATATTTTTTGTCAATCTCTTAGAAAGGTTGATAAAACAATGTTTCCAACGTTTGAAAAGATAAAGGAATTAGCCGATAAGCAGGGTATTTCAATCAATAAATTAGAAGAAAGACTAGGATACAGCCGAAATACCATCTACAACTTAAAAACTAAAAAACCTAATGCTGAACGATTAGCTGAGATAGCTGACTACTTCAACGTATCCACTGATTATTTATTAGGTAGGACTGACAATCCAAAACTTTATACAACTCCAGATGGAAAAGAAGTAGATTTATCTAATTTACAAAATCGCGTTGTGTTGTTTGATGGAAAACCATTATCAGATGAAGATGTGTATAAAATTGAACAGATTATAAAATTGTCAATAGGAGTGACTGGCGGTGAAAATAAATGAACTACTAGATGAATTTCAGGTCACCCTTTTTGTTTTTCATGGAGATATGTGGGAACGTGATGGCTTATATTTTCCAGATTTACGAACAATATATGTCAACGCTAATCTATCTACAGAAGAGCGCGAAAAGGTTATTTTACACGAATTAGGACACATCAATCACAATCCAGAACACTACCATAGATTGCTATTGCAATATGAAAATGAAGCTGATAGATTTATGGTTCGTGAACTGATAAAAGATTATCTAAACGATAATGATGTGTATATTTTTAATTGGTTGCAATTTGCACAACTTCATAATATCTCTACTTCATGGGGGCAAGAGATGATTATTGAAGAGTTTTATAGTTTGGTTGGTTAAACCAAATGACAAAAGACATAATGGGTTAATAGAGTATGATAAAATTTTTATTTTGGCTTATTGTTATTGCTTTAGTTATATCTATGTTTCCTATTTTTATAACTATTGCTGGCGTTTATGCACTTTACCGCTTAGTGAGGTACATAAGAAAAGAACGTTATTTTAAAAGCGATGAATTCTTAGATCACAAACGCGCAATTAGTAGCACAATTCAGGAATATAATGAACTTGCAGATTATGTTGATTCTTTTGAAGAAGTATCGTTGCAATCAATTAACAACGAACGCTTCAAATACGCACACCTTACAACTTATGAAAATACCAGTACATATAATATGAACCGAGAGAGAAACGTAAAAAATCTATCATCTAATACTTATCAAACATCTCTGCAAGTGGTTAGGAAAGCTTCCGAAGAACCTATGAAATATCTTTGTAAGTATTTTAATGTCAAACCTACCGAAGAAAATCTAAACCACATTCAAGAAATGGGAGAAACAATTTCTAGGTTTGCAAATGCAGAGGAGAATCTAAATAATCGTCTTATAAAAATAGAGGAGGACTTTAATCCACCTAAATTTATTAAAAAACATTATATAAATGAATTACGAAAGCATTTAGAAATAAATGTACCAGAAATTCACTTTCATAATCCAAATTATATTTTTGAGTATGTTAGTCCCGGCGGAAACAGTTCTCAAAGAACCACAATCACTCTAGATGAACAAACTATTGAAGGTCTAGCTGAATATCTATCTGAACGAATAAAATATGGCAAGAGTGCTAAAGTACAACGTTCTTTAATGACTAAAAAACTTCGTGAATTCATAAAGAAACGCGATAACTATACTTGTCAGAATTGTTTTATCTCTACAGCTGAGCAGAGTTTATTGTTATTAGAGGTGGACCATATTCTACCAGTTTCTAAAGGAGGATTATCGACAGAAGATAATCTACAAACACTCTGTTGGAAGTGCAATCGTAGTAAATCAAACAAAATTGCTTAAACAAAAAAATCCCCACACTCTCCGTCGCCAAACCTTGAGTGTAGGGGAATTCCGTATAAGAAACCGCCATTAAATGGGCAGTTTTCTTATACCCATTTTAACAGAAAATGAGGTAAATGACAATGATTGGTCAATATAAAAAAGGTGATACTACTGCTTATTATTTCAAAGCATACCATGGTTTAGATCCATTGACTGGGAAAAAGATTATTACCAAACGACGAGGATTCAAAACCGAACGTGAAGCAAGGCTTGCTGAAGCAAAATGCCTGACTGAATATGAAAAGAAGACATTCCGTTCCAGGAATGTCGCTACCACTTTTCGCCAGGTCTATGAAGTTTGGAAGGAACATTACAAGAACACTGTCAAAGAGTCCACATTTGTCAGTCAGATAGACAAGGCAGATAGGCTCATCCTTCCTACTTTTGGAGATAAAGCCGTTAATAAGATTACTCTCACAATGTGTCAATCTCAGGTCAATAAATGGGCTGATGAATACAAACGATTTTCCGGAATCATCAGCATCGCAAACCAAATCTTTGATTATGCTATCTCGATGGAGCTAATCGAAAGCAATCCAATGAGAAAAACACTAAAACCAAAACGGCAAAAAAAGGATAAGGATGAACTGGAGCAATTCTACAATAAAGATGAGCTAAGAGAGTTCTTTTCGATTGTAGAAAAGATGGAAGACCCAGAGATGTTGACATTTTTTCGCCTGCTAGCCTTTACTGGAATGAGAAAAAACGAAGTCGGTGCATTAAGTTGGTCAGACATAGACTTAGAAGTTGCACAATTAAAAGTCAATAAAACGCTCGCTAAGGGCGAAAACAACAAAACGATATTCCAGTCCCCGAAAACAAAAAAGAGTGCCAGAACAATCTCTCTGGACCCCCAAACTGTAGAAATTTTGAAAGTGTGGAAAAAATACAGCACAAAAGGCCTACTCTTCAAAAATGAGGACGGCGATCCAAAAAGTATTGTCCACGTCAATAATATGCTTAATCGTGTTTGGAGGAAACACCCAGACTTCAAACGCATCACACCTCACGGTTTTCGCCACACCCACTGCTCCCTACTCTTTGAAGCCGGTGCTACCATCAAAGAAGTCCAGGAAAGATTGGGGCATGAGAACATCCAAACTACCATGGACATCTATGCCCATGTAACTCAAAAAGCAAAGAATGAAGTTGCCGACAAGTTCGCTTCCTACATTGGATTTTAA